TGTTCATCAATTTTTAGGAGAAGGTAAATATACTCCACATTTAAATAGTATTTATGCTGGTCTTGGTATTCCTCCAACTCTTACAGGAACATTCGGAGCTGCCGGAACTACCAATAATTTCATCAGTCTTAAAACTCTAACACAAAGATTACAGTATGGTCGTAAAGTATTGATGGCATTTTGGAAACAAGAAATTGCCATGGTTCAAAAAGCTATGGGATTTAGATTTCCCGCAAAGATTGAATTCGATAGAATGGATCTTAGCAACGAAGATTCCGAAAAAGCATTACTGGTACAATTGGCTGATAGAAACCTTATCAGTGATGAAATGCTACAAAAAGCATTTGGTTTTGATCCAGATATGGAGAAAACTAGACTTAATAGAGAAAACAGAGAAAGAGATAGTGATCGTATGGTACAAAAAGCCGGTCCTTTCTTTGACGGTGGTACTTTTGATAACAGCATGAAAAAAATGGCTATGCAACTTGGTCTTGCTACTCCAAGTCAAGTTGGTTTGGAGTTAGAACCTAAAAAGAAAGGCGAGATGAATGCCGTTGAGGTTAAGTCTGAATTTGCAATTCCTAAGTTGCCTTTTGGTGGTGGAGTTAAACAAGAACCCGCACTCAAAGGACAACCACAGCAAGGCCGTCCAAAAAATTCTAAAGATAGCAAGAAACGCAAAACTAAAGATTTTGCCCCACAAACTGGAGCATCATTATATCTATGGTCTATTGAAGCTCAGGATAAAATTGCCGATATTTTAAATCCACAACTATTAGAGTTTTATAATAAAAAGAATATGCGGAGCTTATCAAAAACTGAATATGATGAAGCAGAGGCTACAAAAACTAAAATTCTTTTTTCATTAGATCCATTTGACACCATAACTGAAGAAGTAGTTTTAGCAAAACTCAATACTATTAATAGTATTGACAATAATCTTAAAATTGTTAAATATCATAATCTAATAAAAGCAATTTCTAATGAAATAAATAGAAACCCAACAACAGAAGAACTAAAGTATACTAAAGCCTATTTTTATCAAACGGTGTATGCCTCTAATGAAGAGTCCCCAAATTAAGGGTTAAAATATGCATATTTATGAATCCGAAAAAACGGACGGCCTATCTGAACTTCTATCTGCAAAATCTTCTATTGTTTATGCTTCTCTATTAGAAAAATCAGATAGTGAAGTATCCCATACAAAAACCCGTAAGGAAAATCAGGCTTTAGCTGGTATCGAAGACACTGATTTATACTATACCCAATCTATTTTAGTTACAACATCATGGAATAAAAATGATGATATTTTTGATGCTATGGAGGTATGGAAAGCTCGATCAACACCCATGCATAAACCAACGAATTTAGAGCATGACGAAAAAACTATTGTTGGTCATATTACTTCTAATTGGCCAATAGATGAAGATGGACAATTAATGGATGAATCTATTGATATTAATTCATTACCAGAAAAATTTCATATTTTAACTGGTTCAGTAATATATAAGGGCTTTACCGAACCTGAATTAAGAGAAAGAGCCGAAAATCTAATTTCAGAAATTGAATCTGGCGAAAAATATGTTAGTATGGAATGTTTTTTCAAAAATTTTGATTATGGTTTAATTAATAAGAGTAATGGTAGTTTTCATGTTTTACCACGAAATGAAGAAACAGCATTTTTAACAAAGCATTTAAGAGCATATGGTGGACAAGGTGAACACGAAAATTATAAGATAGGTAGGGTTTTACGTAATATAACATTTTCTGGTAAGGGATTTGTTAATAGACCAGCCAATCCAGAAAGTATTATATTTACTAAGGATAATCTAAAAAATACGTCAGAATCCGAAAGTATGATAAAAATATTAAACGAAAAAAATGACAATTCTACAGAAGAAGGTGTATTTTCAAATCAAGCCAATTTAAAGGAGACCAATATGAGTGTTGAATCCACAGTCGCAACAGAAGAAGTAATCACAGTAGCCGAAACAGAAGTTACAACGGTTGCTCCAACTGTTGAAGTAGAAGAGGCCGAAGCAGCCAAAAAGATGAAAGAAGAAATGATGAAGAAAGAGGAAGAAATGAAAAAAATGAAAGCTGCTTTAGAGTCTACTCAATCCGAACTCAATGCTGCTAATGAAGTTTTAGCAGGCTACAAAATGAAAGAAGAAGAGATGGCCAAGAAAGAAAAGAAAATGAAGAGAATGGCCTCTCTTATTGAAAGTGGTATCACAGAAGAACTCGCCAGTGCAACTGTCGATAAGTTCGAAAATCTTGATGATGCTGCTTTTGAAAGTATTGCTGCTCTAGTTGCTACTGTTAAACCAGTCAAAACAGAAGCACAAGAAGAAACTAAAGTTGAAGAAACACCAGTTAAGACTGAAGATGTTTCGCTAGCTTTAGAAAACGTTGAGACAAATGATCAAGAAATTGATCTTAGTGTTGGTAGCGAAACAGAATCAGAAATGCAAAGTACTAGAGCTGCCTTAGTTGACTTTGTTTGTATTAGACTAGGTAAAAAACTTAATAAGGGAGAGTAACAATGGCTTTAAAATCAGATCGTGTTGAAGCTTACACAGATATTTCATTCTTCTGCAATGATGCAAGTGCCGAACGTGGCGTAATCGCTGTGCATAGTACTGGCGGTAGCGGCGTTGCTATGGACGATTCACTCGCCGTAGTAACAGTTGCTGCCTCACCATCTGGCACAAAGCCAGCAGGCTTAATGCTCAATGATGTTGTGAGTCTTGATCTAACAAGACAGCACATCAACTGGCATCGTGACGAAGTTCAAACAGGTAGTAAAGTAACACTATTACGTCAAGGTCAAGTAACAACAAATATGGTTGTTTCTGGCGTAGCCCCAACAATAGGTCAAGATGCCTATTATGGTGTTAATGGTAAACTAACCAATGTTAGCACAAATAGTGTTAAGGTTGGTCGTTTCCTAAGTGTTCTAGATGCCGATGGTTACATCAAAGTAGACATTAATATAACTTGATAAGGGAGAAAAACATGGCCAATAGAAAATTTGAACCTACTCCAGAATTAACAGATCTTTTAGTTAAGTCTGGTTCGTTACACAAAGAAGAAGCACTAGCTGCCAATCATGAGTTTGCTAAAGCTCTAGAGCTTCCTCTACGTCAAGGTGTTCTTAGTGGTAATATTCTAGATGACATCTTCGAGCCTGTCCAACTTGCTCAAAGTGCCACTCCAGAATTTCCATTAGACTTCCTTGCGCCCGGTACTGAAAAAGACTTTGTGGCTTATACCATCCCAAATCATGGTTATATTCCACAAAAGCATGTTGAGGGCGATTATGTCATGGTTCCAACCTATGACATTGGCGCTAGTATCGACTATCTTCTAAAGTATGCCCGTGACGCCCGCTGGGACGTTGTTGGTCGTGCAATGGAAGTTCTCGAAGCTCAATTTGTTAAGAAAATGAATGACGATGGTTGGCACACACTTCTTGCCGCTGGTGTTGATCGTAACATCGTAGTTTACGACACAGATTCTAATGATGGTCAATTCAGTAAGAGATTAGTTTCTCTTATGAAGACCGTTATGCGTCGAAATGGCGGCGGTAACAGTGCTAGTAACAATCGTGGTATGCTAACTGATCTTTATGTTAGTCCAGAAGCTATGGAAGATATCCGTAACTGGGGTCTTGATCAAATCGACGAAGTAACTCGTCGTGAAATCTATACCGCTGCTGACGGTACTCTTAACCGTGTATTTGGTATTAACCTACATGATCGTGATGAGCTAGGTGAAGGTCAACAATATCAACTTTTCTATGAAAACGTTCTTGGTGGTTCGCTACCAAGTGACGAAACCTTCCAAAAGGTTGAGCTTGTTGTTGGTCTTGATCTTCGCAAGAGAGACAGTTTCATAATGCCAGTTCGTCAAGAAGTTCAAATCTTCGAAGACGATACACTACATCGTCAAAAGAGAGCCGGTTTCTACGGCTGGGCAGAACAAGGTTTTGCCGTTCTTGACAATCGTAGAGTTTTACTTGGCGCTCTCTAAGATTAAGTTCTGAGCATCAAAAAAGAAAAGGTCGGCCTTGTGCCGGCCTTTTTTTTTAGGTGTATTATACTATATGATCTAGTTTTTT